CGCCCGCTGCCGGTGAAGAAGTGGAAGCCCGTCATGGTCGGCGACCTCGTGGAGCAGGCGCTGACCAGCGTCGGCATCACGAAGGAGCGGGTCGAGCGGCTGACTCGCACCGAGGGCAAGCCCGGCGGCTGCGGATGCGGAGCGCGGAAGAAGTGGCTGAACGAAGTCGGCTACAAAGCCCAGTACGCGATCCGCGACGGCTATAGGGCGGTCGAGCGGTTCTACCTCGGCGAAAATTGACTCACCCCCCAGGCCTGGCACACTGCCAGCCAACCCAGGAGGCACGGATGCCACAACGAGGCGAACCAGGCGGCGACGCGATCACCGAGATGGCGAAGCGGCTGTGCCTCGCCCACCCCGACGCCCCGGCGAAGACGCTCGGGCGGCGGTTGTTCGAGGAGGCCGACGGGGCGATCACGCTCGCCGCGGCCTACAACCGCATCCGCCGGCAGTTCGGTATCAGTGGGGCTTTCCACCGGCAGCGATGCAAGCCCGTCGCAGCCCGCCCGCCCAGGCAGGCCGGCCAGGTCGCCGCGATGCCGCCGTCGAAGGCCGACCCCTGGGGGCCGCACGAGCTCGGCGTGACGGGCAACGTCGGCGTGCTGTCCGACATCCACGTGCCCTACCACGACGAGACCGCCCTCCGGGCCGCGGTCGACCAGCTCCAGGGCGACCGGATCGACGCCCTCGTGCTCAACGGCGACATCGCCGACTTCTACGCGATCAGCCGCTACACGAAGGACCCGCGGAAGCGGAACTTCAAGGCCGAGGTATCGGCCGCCCGCGAGATGCTCGCGTGGATCCGCAGCCAGTTCCCCGGGATCCCGATCGTGCTCAAGGCCGGGAATCACGAGGAGCGGTGGAATCACTGGCTCTGGCAGCACGCCCCAGAGATCTCCGACGAGAAGCGGATGGGCCTCGACCAGTGGCTCGACATGGACGATCACGGGATCGAGTTCGTCCAGGACCAGCGGCCGATCATGGCCGGGCAGCTGCCCATCCTCCACGGCCACGAGAAGGGCAAGGGCATCTCGGCTCCGGTGAATCAGGCCCGCGGGGCGTTCCTCCGGCTGCACCACACCGTGCTCGAGGGCCACGGCCACCGCACGAGTGCCCACTGCGAGCCGGATATGTTCGGTCGCGAAGTATTCTGCTGGTCGACGGGATGCCTGGCCGACCTCCGGCCGGAGTACGCGAGGCTCAACAAATACAACCACGGGTTCGCGAGCGTGCGGGTACAGGCTGACGGGCAGTTCGACGTTTCCAATTTCCGAATCACGAACGGGAAGGTGAGGTCGTCGTGAGCGAGGACCACCACATCACGCTCAACGGCGACGAGCCCTGGCTCCTGCGGTTCACTGACCTGAAGGGCCAGGCCTACGGCTACACGTTTACCCAGAAGAGCAAGCGGCCGCGGATCCTGATCCACGACGGCCTCCGGGGCCGGCACCGGATGACGATCATCGTCCACGAGCTCATCCACGCCCTGTTCCCAACGGCCAGCGAGGAGCACGTGGAGCAGGCCGGGAAGGACATCGCCAAGGTCCTGCACATCTGCGGCTACCGGGAGCAGAAATGAGCGGGGTGTGGCTCACCGACGAGCAGCTCGAGGAGGCCGAGCGGCAGGCGCGGCGGTTCTCCGGCGCTTGGACCGGAACGAGCGGTTCTCTGGCGGCCCTTCTCGTCCACACGATCAACATGATTCGCCACTATCAGGAGGCAGACAACGTGAAGGAGCAGGCAGGAGACACCGTCCGGTTCGCGAGCGGGGCGGTCCGGTCGAGCGACGCGGAGGCGACCCGGTTCGACCTGATCTCGCCGATCGGGCTGGAGGCCGTGGCCCGGACTTGCGCGGAGGGGGCGGCCAAGTACGGGGATTTCAACTGGGAGCGTGGGATGCCCGCCCACGACCTCCTCAATCACGCCCTGCGGCACATCTACCGCTACCTCGCCGGGGACCGGTCGGAAGACCATCTGCCCCACGCGGCCTGGGGATTGCTCGCGGCGATCCACTCGGAGGCACTGTGGCCCGAGATCAACTCGGGGACGCTCCGCGGGCCGGGGTGCAAGGCGCCGGATTCCTGATTCTGGAATCTGGAACGCTCACCCGGCGGCCGCCGGGGGCACCGACAGCGGCCGGGGCGACACGCCACGCCTGGCGGCCGCCACCTGGGCTGGGTCCACATACGAAGCGTAGGCCACCCGCGAGCCCGGGGCGTGCCCGAGATGCCGCGGGGCGGCCCCCGGCTCCTGGATCTCGACGTCGGTCGCCGAGGTCCGGCGGACCCACTTCCAGGTCCCCGTCCGGATGCCGGCCCGGCGGACGAGCGTCCGCACCTGATCGGAGAACGTCTCGTGTGAGCCAAGCCACGGCGTCACGAGCTCGCGTGGGCACCGCACGAGCGAGGCCCGCAGGGCGGCCATCGTCGCCTCCGAAAGCTGGAACACCGTGAACCGGCCGGTCTTGTGCTGGTCCCACGCGACGACGCCGTCCTCGGTCACCTGATCGACCCGCAGCCGGCGGACCTGGTCCTCCCAGCGGAGGCCGCTGTCATAGGCGACCCGGATCGCCAACGCCCACCACTCCGACCGCCGCAGGCCGCAGCGGTGCCACCGCGGGAGCGACTGGCAGGCGACCAGGAGCCGCTCGATCTCCTCGCGGGTCCAGGCGACCGGGGCCTGGTGCGGGACGCGGACGCGGCGGACGCGCCGCATGAGCGACACCGGATCGACGAGCCCGTCGTCGACGGCCGACCGCCACAGGGAGAGCACCATCTGCCGCTTCGATCGGGCGGTCGAGGGCTTCACGGTCGTCCCGTAGTCTGCCAGCCAGGCCGAGACGAGCTGCGTGTCCAGTTCGTCGAGCCGGACCGGGTGCCCGGCCCAGCGGTCGAGGAGCCGGACGCAGATCTCATACTGCCGCAGCGACTCGCGGTCGAGCGGGTGGGTGAGCGCGTACGCCGAGACGTAGTCGGCGAGTGTCTGCGGGTCGGCGTGGCGGATCATGGATGCACCGTTTGAAGTAGGTCGCATCCATCGCGTGGGCAAGCCGCATCATGCGGCACCGTTGGTCGAGCGTGTCGAAATGGTCCGGGAGAATCCAAATAATCCCTACAGGGGGCTTAACCCCCACATACGGCATCGGTCTACGGAACCGAAGGTTGAAGGTTCGAGCCCTTCCGGGTGTATTCGGTCCGCTGTTCCAGGGTATGGACGGCGGGCCGGTCTGGGCAAGTTTTGGCGGCTGGGCTTGATTCAGCCTGCCGGACTCCTAGCATCCGGAGGCTATGGCGATGATCGTCGACAAGTCGGGGCGGCAGCTCTGCACCACTACCGAGGCTGCAAGGGAGTACGGCTGCCAGCCGTCCTACATCCGGACGCTGGCTTCAAAGGGGATCCTCTGGTCGAAGGTGGAATCCCCTCGCGTAGTGTTCTACGATCTGGATCAGGTCAAGCGCGTCGCCAAGGAGAATCGGGCGACGAGGAAAAAGCGGGGCGGGCGTCCACCGAGGGGCAACCGCGCCGCCTGAGAAAGTGCGGCCCATGCTCGCCTGGCTCCTGTACGCTGTCCGTCTGCTCGCCTCCGTGGTCATGCTGTTCGTCACGGTCACGTTTCTGATCATCGCGGCCGTCGACCCGAAGACGCGGTGGCTCCTGCTGGGTATGGCCGGCCTGTTCGGCGTGGCCGGGGCGTTCGCCTGGCCTCGACGGCCGAACGCATGGCGGCACGATCCGCCGACCGATCGGCAGGTCGCCTTTGCTCGCGACCTCGGGATCTCCATCCCGCGGAAGATCACGAAGGGCGAACTTTCGGACCTCATCTCGCAGGCCAAGCAAGTTCGCGACGCCCTCTAGGCTCGCCAAAAGCGGCGTTTCTCTCGCGAAAACGTGGGTTCTTTTTTCTTGCTCAAGACCCCTTGACCAAAAGGCGATAACTCCACTAGATTCCCCGTCGCGTCATGGATGACACGACGAACGTCGAGTTGTTCAGTGCATGGAGGCACGTCATGAACGCCACCGTTTGGATCGAGCTGCTGATCGTTGTCCTGCGGATTGTGTCCGCCGGGCTGGCCGACTGAGTCGGCGTTTTTTTGAGACCACAAAAGGCGAAAAGGAGTTTTGGCATGGACGCCAACGAACGGATGCCGGGCGATGCGGAAGCCGCTGCGGCGGTTGCAGGGATGCAGGACGTCTACGGTCGGCCGCTGCCGTCGGTTGGCGATTGGATCTCGTGGCACTCTGCCGACGGGATCCGCAGCGGGCGAATTGAGGCGATCTCCGGCGACGTCCATCTGGTGATGCAGAAGGACGGCACGCTCGCGAACGTCAGCCCGAGCCAGATCGCGAGGGCCTGACCATGCACAACAACCACGCCCACCATCGACGCGACTACCGGGCCGGCCCTTGGGAGGCCTTCCTGCAGCGGAAGGCCCGGGCGATCCAAAAGCTCGTCGCCCCCGGCCGGGTGCTGGAGCGGCTCGTCGCCGAGGCCCGGCCAGTGGGGATGAACCTCTACCACATCCCGGCCGGGGCGGCCCTGCTCCTCCGGGCGCGGGCCACGCTGGACGAGTTCCGCGTGATCGCGAACGACACCGATGGCGAGGTGCTGCGATGACTGTGTGGCACGGCATCGCGATCGCGGCCGGATCGGCGGCGATCACGTTCATGTTCATCGCGGCCGCCGGGCTGGCGCTCGTGGCGAATCGGATTCAGGAGGAGCGGTACGGCATTGGATGCCGTTCCGCAGGATGCCGGCGGAGCCGGTCTGGCAACGGATGCGACCAGTCGCGGACGGCGGAGCGCGTCCGCGACCTTTTCAACGGAGGGGTGTGATGGCGATCAAGATCGAGCGCGGCATCAGCCGCGGGGCGGTGCGGGTGGTTCTGTACGGGACCGAGGGCATCGGCAAGAGCACGCTCGCGGCCCAGTTCCCGTCGGCCGTGATCCTCGACACCGAGGACGGGACGCGGCAGATCGACTGCGCCCGCGTGCGGTGTGCCGATTGGATGACGCTCCAGGGTGCGATGGTCGATCTGGGCGGCAACGCCCAGGGCTTCCAGACCGTGGTCGTCGATTCGGTGGACTGGGCCGAACGGATGGCCCTGGAGTACATGCTGCGGAAGGACGGGAAGCGGTCGGTCGAGGACTACGGCTTCGGCAAGGGGTTCGTGAAGCTCGCCGAGGTCATGTCGGCGTTCCTGGGCATGGCCGACAACCTGATCGACCGCGGCGTGAACGTCGTGTTCGTCGGCCACTCGACGGTCAAGCGGACGACGCCGCCCGACCTCGACGAGGGCTGGGATCGCTACGAACTGAAGCTCTCGCGTCAGGTGGCCCCGTTCGTCAAGGAGTGGGCCGACGCCCTCCTGTTCGCGAACTACCGGACGCGGCTGGTCGAGGGGACCGACGGACGGACCCGGGCAAAGGGCGGGAAGGAGCGGATCCTGTTCGCGGAGCGGACCGCGGCCTGGGATGCGAAGAACCGCTACGGCCTGCCGGCCGAGCTGCCCATGACGATCGAGGCCCTCGCGCCGCTGTTCGCCGGCCCGCGGGCGGCCCCGAGCCCGAGGCCCAGCGGCGGCTGGCTGGAGCGGGTGGCCGCGGCTGACACCGTCGAGGCCCTCGGCCAGATCGCCGACGAGGCCGACCAGGCCGTGACCGCCGGCGACATGACGGAGAGCCAGCGGAATCGGCTCGACGTCGAGATCGGCAATCGGCACGACGCGATCGAGCCGCGCGAGGTGGAGGCATGAGCGACTGGTTCGCGTTCTCGCGGATGCGTGGCGACGACCAGCCGCGGGACTGGATGCGGTGGTCGGAGTTTCGACAGGCGGTCAGGGCGGAGATCCCCTGCCTGAGTGACGACGACATCAAGAAGGCCGTGCGGACGTCGCGGCCGGAAAAGCGGTACGGGCACTATCGGTACACGAACGAGCACATGGAAGCGGTCCGAGCGTATGCGGCCCGCCTGGGGTTTCTGAAGGACACGAAGGAGACGGCGAATGTCTGACGACGCAATCGACTGGGGCGACTGGGGCGGCGAGGAGCAGGAGTCGAAGCTGCTGCAGCCGGGCGAATACACGGGCAGCATCACCGAGGCGGCGTGGGTGGTCGAGCCATGGGCCGAGCGGACGTTCCCAGGAAGCGGCGGGAACATGCTGAAGGTCAAGGTCGAGATCGACGCTCCGGCCGGATACGCGGCGACGATCACGCGGATCCCGCGGATCAAGGAGCGGAGATGGCAGTACCGAGCGGTGTGCGGCGCCGCTGGCGTGCCGGCCCCGTCGAAGGACGGCCCTCCGTGGAGCCCGTCCTGCCTCGTCGGCAAGCGGGTCCAGGTGCTGACGAAGATCTACACGAACCCCAAGACCGACGAGAGCAAGGTCGAGATCGAGAAGTGGTTCCCGGCCGAGTCCTGGACGCAACCCGACGCCGGCCAGCCGAAGGCCGAGCCGGCGAAGGCCGTGGCGAAGAGAACGCCGACCCAGAAGGCCGACGCGGCCTCCGGCGTGCCCAACGATGACATCCCGTTCCTCTGGGTGCTGCCGCTGCTGGCTGCCGTCGGATCGGCGGTGATCGGATGACCACCCTCCACAAGATCGAGGTCTACGGCGGCCCGGTGACCATCTACGCGAAGGAGGGCGAGACGGTCAACTTCCAAGGCGTGCCGATGGTGCAGATGCGGCACGGCACGATCGTCAAGCCGCAAGGCTTCCATGCCAGCCTCGCGGACGCGAAGCGGGAGGCGGCCGACCGGATCGACGCGATCCGCCAGGAGCTCGCAGGGCGGGCCGAGCAGCTGCGGGCCGAGGCCGACGCCGTCGAAGCGAAGGAGGCCCTGGCATGAGGGACCATGACTTCGCGGACGAGGACGATCCGGTGGCGGCCCGTCGCCGGTGGAACGACGAGCTCGCGGCCGTCGACGCCGAGCTCCGCGAGGAGGCTCGGCCCGAGGTGATCGAGGAACGGCGGCGGGAGGCGGCCAACCGCGAGCGGTGGCGCAGCCTGCCGCCGGTGCGGCTGCGGCCGGGCGTGCCGGCCACCCGCCTCACGGACCAGGAGGCGGCGTTGCTCGATCGGCACGGCTACTGAGGACATGTCCGGCCGCTCCCGGCCGCAGGGGCTGACTCATCACAGCCCCAGGGAGGACGCCGCGGGCGGTCGTCTGAAACACCCGCAGCCGGAGACCTTTCCGCCGGCGATCCGACCGCCGGCCCGGCGTCACAGGGCAAATACACGGAGGAGCATGATCATGTCGACACGCAAATATCGCGGAACTGTGTTGGACAGCGGCCACTGTCACATTTTTCCCGAGCGCTTTTTCAACACAGCGCCATTCGGTGTTTCTATCCGCGTCGAAGGGTCAGGGCACATGTCATCAGGCGAGTGCCGCAGGCTGGCTGGATTCCTTCTGGAAGCCGCGGAGTGGTGTGATCAAAGAAACGACCTGACCGACAGGCTCATGAAGGCGTCCGCGCAAGAGGCGGCCGCGATGCTTGAGGATCTGGTTCGCGAGCGCAGAAAGGATCAGGGCATTAAATGAACTACGAACTGGACATGGAGACTTCCTACGTCTGCGGGCTGCTCGAGCTGACGCTCGACAATCCGGAGCGGGCCTCCAAGATCGTGACGATGGTGCCGCGTGATGCTTTCGAGGACGAGACACTCGCGGACATTCAGCAGATGTGCTCTTCGCTGCTGACGAACGTCGAGCAACCGGGCATGGCGGACATGGCCCGGCACGAGCTCTGGCAGTCCGTCCGGAGCCGTGCCATCGAGTGCATCGAGGCCTTCGTCAAAAGCCGCTGCGCCTACAGCCTCGGGGCCGAGCGGTTCGCGTGGCACGTGAGGTCCGACTGGAAGAAGCGGCTGCTGTCGGCCGCCGGAACTGACCTCAAAGTCGCGATCGACCGGCAGGCCTCGCCCGCGGAGGTGATCGCGGCCGCGAGGGTGGTCGAGGAGGCGGCCGAGGGCGCCGAGTACGGCGACAGGACGCCGACGCTCATGGACGCTGTCGACGAATGGCTGCGGATGGAAAGGACTCCGGTCGTCCCGACTGGGTTCAACCCGATCGACATGCTCTGCGGCGGCGGGCTGCCTCTTGGGGGCTTGTTCGTTGTGGCCGCCCCCCCGTCGGTCGGCAAGAGTGCCTTGGCCCTGCAGCTCACCCTGGGGGCCTTGGATCACGACCGCGAGATGAACGCGGTGTGGTGCATGGGCGAGATGACGATGGAGGCCATGGCCCGCCGGGCCACCTGCAATTGGTCGGCCCGTGGCGGGATGCACCCGGTGACGATGGGCGCGGCGGAGCGCGGGACCGACCTGGCCCGCGGTGCCGGCGTCAACCTTGCCCACGCGATTGGCGGCCGGATGCAGTTCGTGAAGCCGCCTCTGACGATGCAGAAGATCGAGGAGATCGTCGTCGCCAGCCGGGCAAGGCTTTTGGTCGTCGACTACGTCCAGCTCGTCGAGCTCGAGGGGGCGAACGATCGGAGGGCGGAGATCGACGGGATCGTGAAGCGGGTCCGCCGGCTGTCCCTGGAGCACAACGTCGCCACGATCTGCCTCAGCAACGTGTCGAAGGTCGTGAGCGGTGACACCCGGATCGGTGCCATCGGCAAGGAGTCGAGTGAGTTGGACTTCGCGGCCGACCTCCTGCTGCTCGGGATCGCCGAGGAGCGGAAGGACCAGCCTGGGCCGAGGCCGGTCAAGTGGGCCTGCAAGAAGAACCGCCACGGCGACTGCCAGGACATCGAGACGATGTTCGACGGCAGACTCCAGACCTTCACAGCGGCCCTGGCTTCGCCTGACGCGGCCTTTGACGATTGGAGTGCATGACATGGCCTTCAAGGGCAAAGAAGCCTCTAGGGGCGAAATGCGGAGGCGACACGAGGCAATCATCCGGAGCGGTGCGCTCCGCGGGCTTCGCTCGGAGGGGCGGATGGTGTTCGTCCTGGCTCTCTGCTGGGCCGACTACAAGACCTGCCAGTTCCGCATGTCGATCCGCGGAGCGGCGACGACCGCCGGCGTGCAGCCGAACAGTGTCCGCCGCGGCCTGGCCCAGCTGATCGAGCTTGGCGTCATCCAGGCCGGCCCTCCGCAGCCAGGCAAGCGGCAGCTCTACCGGTTCCGCCCCCCCGAAAATAGCGGTGACGAGTCGTTACCGGGGGGGGCACCAGCCGTGACCGCCCCCCGGTCACACACCGTGACCACCCCGGTCACCACTCGTGTACGGCGCGCACACGAGCCGTGTACGGAGGGGTCACGAGCCGTGACCGGCGCGCACACAGGGTGTGACCCCTATTCCTCAATTGTCCTCAAGGATTCCTCAAGAATCCTTGAGGGCACAAGTGCCCTCACCGGCCGGACCGGGCCTGCCGGCCCGGCCGGCCAATCTGACCTCGACCGCGATCATGGAGATTTCACATGACCGACCGCGACCACTTCGCCGCTGCGGCGACTGACGATCAGTCCGACTGGCTGCGGCACGCGGTTGCCAGAGACGCGATCCAGGTCGCGAAACTGGAGGCCGAGATCGAACGGCTGCGAGAGGCCATCCGCCGACTCGCGGACCAGGACGCCACGCTGTCGGTACATGGCGGCAACGTGACTGTGACGATGGATGCCACACTCACCGACGCGGATCTGGAGGCGATCAGCGCGGCAGCCTGCATCTGCGAGGACGCGGGCCGGACGGACATCGCGGTCATTATCAACACGGCACTGGAACGGCTGGGCTGAGAACGCACAGGATCAGCGGCCCGCGACCGCTGACTTACAATTCCGCAGACGGCATCGCGGGTCCGCTGCATCGCGTGGTTAGGTGCTTTCATGTTCGGATGGTTCAAGAAAAAGAAAACGCAGCCGGCCCAGCAGCCGACATCGACAGACGACGGGCTGGCAACTTCGATTGCGATTGGCTACGCCATGAATGACGGGATCGTCGGCGGCATCATTGGCGGCAACATCGCCGGTGGACTCATCGGGGACGCCATGAACACATCCCAGATCGAAAGGGCGACTCCAGAGGCCATGCCAGCGAGCGATTCAGGCTGGCAGCAAATCGACGGCGGCTACCAAAGCGGCTACGATTCCGGCAGTTCGCATGACTCTGGCGGCAGCAGTTACGACAGCGGCTCTTACGACTCCGGGTCATACGACTCTGGATGCTCGGGCGGGTTCGACTGATGCACCTAACCATGTAATTGACCCCGACTGACCCGGGGATAACGCGATAACTGGCAGGGAGGCCAGTCCATGAGAGAGAGCATTATCGGCATCGACCCCGGACCGCGAGAGTTCGCGTGGGTGCTGTGGAACGGCTCGCGCGTCCTCGACTGCGGCGACGCGCCGAACTACCAGCCGGGGGCGTTCCTGACGCCGTCGGTCGGCTACCGGGTCGCGATCGAGTGGATCGAGTCCTTCGGCATGGCTGTCGGCCGGGAGGTGTTCGAGACGGTGTTCAGCATCGGCCGCATGGCGGCGATGAAGGACGTCCGACTTGTCCCCCGCCGCGACGTCAAGCTGCACATCTGCCGGTCGGCGAAGGCCAAGGACGGGAACATCCGCCAGGCCCTGATTGACCGGTTCGGGCCGGTTGGTACGAAGAAGGCCCCGGGGCCGCTGTGGGGCATTTCAAACCACCGGTGGGCGGCCCTGGCCGTGGCGGTCACGGCCTTCGACCTCGAGCAGACTGATCACGAGGCGACATTCCACCGGACGGGGACCTGACGGCATGGAGGCCAGAATGGTACGACGCGACGTCTCGCGGAATTGGGGGCGGAATCGGCGGCGGCTCATGCGGGACCGCTCGGGGCGGCTGCTCGGGTCGACGCGGATCGTGCTGTCGGCGATCCAGGTCCGGGCGGTCGAGCGGATGTTCCGGACCGGCCGGAGCCTGGAGGCTATCGCGGACGCGATCGGGGTTTGCAGGAACACGATCCAGCGGATCCTACGCGACCAGCTGCAGCACGTGCCGCGGCGGAAGCGGTCGTGGATGGACACGGCCCGGCGGGAAGACCCGTCCCCAGACGAGCTGCGGCAGCAGATGGCAGACCTCCGCGGCTCATAGGGCAAATCGGTGGCCGCCGCTACCCTCGCGGCATGGCCTCCGCCCTCCAAGCCCGAAGCCCGCTCCACGTTGCCTTCGTGCGCGGGAATGACTATTCCGCCGCGCTGGACTTCAGCGTCGCGACGACCGGCTACACCTGGGCCGCCGAGATCTACTCGCTCAACACCGGCGAGATCCTCGCCACGCCCACCGTCACGACCGTCGACGCCGCCCTCGGGAAGGTGAGCCTGGCCGTTCCACGGGCCACGGGCAACACGCTCCCGATCGGGACGCTCGGTCTGCGGGTCCGGTGGACGGCCCCCGGCGGTGTCCGCGACGTCCTCGGCGGCACGTGCGAGGTGCTCCGGTGAGCGACATCCAGGTGAACGTCGGACCGCCCGCACCGGTCGAGGTGGTGATCCAGCCA